GGTGGGGTTATACCCGCAGGACTCATCTGTGCACCAGGCATACCAGGCATTCCGGCTTGAGCTTGCTGTGCCTGTTCTTGGGAATTAAAAGATTTATCCGTGTAGCCGATAGGGGTGAGGTTTGGATTGGCCAGCAATGCTTGCATCAAGTCGGAATCAATTGCTTTGCGGCCAGTTCCATCCCGATATTCGTTTCCAGAAATTAGTCCTGTTTGAAATTCTGTCATCAAATAGCGTTCTCGTTCTTGTCTATACAAAACCAAAACTGGAACATCATCTACATCAAAATCAATATAGTATTCTTCATCAAGCTCATCAAGTCCGCGACCTATCAACTCAAGATGCGGCATCATCGTTTCATTCCAGAAAACTCGATGCTCCTCTGCGGCATTAGAAAAAGTTCTACCTGCAGCATTACCGATCACGGATTCAGGGACACCAAATGCGGCGAGTATTTCTTCTTTGGTGATTTGACGCATCTGAATATAATTTGCATCTCGTGGTGTTGAGCCAGTATCAATGTATTCGGCACCCTCGTCTGAGGAAACGACAGTAACAGCGCCTGCCTTGCCAATATTGCCACGGAATCTATTGCGTAATTCATCCTTGTCGTCGTCGTCAATTTCTCCACGTATTACAAGGAGACCGCCTGGTCGGCCGTCGTTTATCAAAAAGTTTCTGTTGTAAATCTTTGCAAGATTTTCAATTTCAATTGCGACACCCGCCGACTCAAGTGGTGTGAGTGAAAGATACGGATCAAGGGGATGTGGTTTGCGAATCCAAATAACATCCTCTGGGGGAAGGGTTACTTTCGTCCCATTTCTCAGATCAACCTCAAATCCGCTTACGAATTTTTTTGCATCTGGAATCGGTGCTGTATGTCCGGGTGGCAAAAGTTGCAGACCGATGATTCCACCATCACGACCGCGGAGAACTTCAATGAACGCTCCACGACTAGACATCAGCAATTGTGATGAAAGTCGATACCTGAAAACAAAAGCATTCTCTCCAAAATTTGCTTTTGAGTTTAAAATTTTCAAAAGCGGGTGAGTTTTTCTACTTATTTTTTCACCGTCTGGGGAATTGTCTTTTCTGAGAATTGCCGGCAGTCTTGATTGATTTCCAGCTATTGCGTCAATACACCTATTGACCCAAACAACCCTTTGGAATCCCTCTCTGTACGCACGGTCAATATCCCACGAGTCCTTATAAGGTTTACCAACTTGGCCAGCATTGAATGCAATAGGAGCCCCGGGTGTGATGATCGATTTCACATTTGGAGCCTGAACCTGTTTGTCAGAAGTTTTATTCCAAGCCATAATTTATTGGTTCATTCCATTCCCAGCAGATAGCCGACCACACCCGAGCAGACACCACATACAATAAAGCCAATTGGGGGCGCCAAAAGGAAGCCACCAATCGATGTCATAATTATAAATGAAGCAATGAGCACATTGGCTAATGACGCTCGTGAAACGAAACGTTTAAGCCTTCCTAGGATTTTCATGGACTGAGACTACCATTCGTTGTCTGTATACCAAATTACTATGTTTTAGTAGCCACAAGAGGATGTTTTCAAAATGACCAACTGGACAGAGGTTTTAAAATACCTAGAACCGAAGAAACCTCTGTTTTGTCCCGAGGAACCATCGATTACACAACAGGTATTCTTGCGTAGCTACGCCCTTGAGGGGTTATTCGGAGGTGCTGCTGGAGGCGGTAAAAGTTCGGCGTTGCTCATGTCTGCTTTGCAGTATGTTGATGTGCCAAGTTATTCCGCCATCCTTTTTAGACGCACTTACGCCGACCTCGCTCTCCCTGGAGCGTTGATGGACAGGTTTAAATCATGGGTGACTCAGTATGACGATGTTAGCTGGAACGCCAATAGCTATGTGGCCACATTCCCATCTGGGGCAAGAATCTCTTTTGGTTATCTCAACAATGTAAATGACTATCTTCGCTACAAGGGTTCTGAATTTCAATTCATAGGGATGGATGAGGTTACCGAAATTAGGGAATCGGATTATCGGTACATGTTCTCCCGTCTGCGACGCCCAGCAAGTGGCGAGCTTTCAAAGGTTCCTCTTAGGATGAGGTCGGCATCAAACCCAGCCCCAAACTGGGTTAGGCAAAGATTTATCGTGGAAGGGATGGATTCGGGTCGGGTTTTCGTGCCAAGCAAGCTGACCGACAACCCTGGAATTGACCCAGAATCATACAAACAAGCACTTGCAGCCCTTGATCCAATTGAGCGACGACGCCTTGAAATGGGTGACTGGTGGGTCACAACCCTAGGCACCTACTTTGACAGAACCTCATTTGTGATCATTGATCCAAGCGAAGTTCCGCATGTTTTATCTAGTAGCCGTGCGGTGCGTTTTTGGGACCTTGCGGCCACTGAGCCATCTCATAGCAACCCCAACCCAGACTGGACGGTTGGAACGCTCATGTTGTTTGACCAGGGCATTGCCTATGTTCTTGATGTTAAGAGAGCAAGGGTTAAGAATGAAAAAATTGAAAAGCTAATAGCGCAAACAGCTATGGAGGATGGACCAGCTGTAACGGTACGCATGGAGCAGGAACCGGGATCATCGGGGAAGGCTCTCATAGATCAATACGCTCGATATGTGCTACCGGGTTATGACTTTGCTGGTATTAGGTCAACCGGAGACAAACAAACAAGAGCTAGGCCATTTGCTGCGGCCGTAGCTAATGGAAATGTCAGGGTTGTACGGAATGCGTGGTTGACAGATTGGCTTGATGAGTTCAGTGGTTTCCCAGAGTCATCTGACCACGATGACCAAGTTGACTCAGCAGTTGGGGCATTTTCATTTTTAACTGGTTTGGGGTTGCCACAAAGAAGAAAAACCACTATCGTGCTGTGAACAGTAACTATCTTATGTAGGAGGCAAGTATGGAGTTCACATCCACCACACCGCAATGTGATTCGGTTCTTCGAGAAGTTTATGAATTGATTCATAAAATAAACGAAACCCAGCAGAAATGTGAAGCGTTGCTCCGTGATGAGAATGTCTCCATGGCCGACGCTTGCATGATCGGCGCAACATTCAATAGCCTTAAATCAGCATCAAAAACAGCTTTTGAATCAATTTCCCCGTTTGTAATTACAACAATGGGTTCAATGCCGGAACACATCCTCCCAGATGGTTCAACCGTTGAGCGCAGGCAAGCAAGTTCGAGAAAAAAATGGGATCACATCGGTCTTGCGAGATCGGTAACCGAAAAGTTACACAAGGTAACAATTGATATGGACACTGGAGAGCAGACGGCGACGCACGATGAAATAATGATTCGCCTACTTGACTACCTAGCACCAAGTTACTGGCGTGTAAAGAAGCTATCGGAGTTGGGTATTAATGCCGACATGTATTGCGAAGTGTCCGAAGGTGGAATCAACTTAGTCATTAGAAAAGGGGATCAACAAGATGAGTCAGAATAACAACGAAACATACATTGCGCTCAGTGAGCCATTTCCACAAGAAATGGAAAAGCGGCTGAACAAGGGTGGGGCGAGCCTCACATATATTCCTGTAAGCGAAGTAATCAACAGGATGAATAAGGTTCTCGGAGTAGACGGTTGGTCTTTTACCGTCAAAACATGGGAGCAACTTGGAACATCCATAGTTGCGCACGTCACCGTTAACGCAACGATCAATGGTTCTGTTGTGACCAGAGAAGGTGTTGGTGGCCAAAAGATCAAGATCAGCAAGCAGGGCGACCCGGTTGACATTGGAGACGAAGTTAAAGGTGCCGTGTCCGACGCCCTCAAAAAAGCTGTTCAAACGCTTGGTGTCGGTCTCTATCTAGCTCGTAGCGAGGACGCAATCGAAATAGAACAGGTCATGGATGCCGAAGCAATTGCGCCACAACAAAAACTTCAGTCTGGTGTTACGGCTGAGAGATGGGCTGCGTTTATTGACATCAGTAAAAAACTTACCGCCGTGCAAAAAGAAGAGATAAAAACAGTTTGGGCAGAATATAGCGATGGGCAGCCAACACCATCAGCCACATCTGTCACCGAAGAAGATCTTGACTTCCTAACAGCGGAAGTTGTCAGAATTCAATTTGGTGGGACCAAGGTTAACTGATTTGTCGTCCTTACCGGAATACCTATCGCCGTCTTCAATCGGAACATTTGAACAGTGTCCGCTTAAGTACAAGCTTTCCAGAATTGACAAAGTAAAAGAACCACCAACCAGGGAAACGCTCATGGGTAACTTTGTTCACTCCGTAATGGAGGAGCTTTACAACCCGGAATCAGGGCTACCCAGAAATGCCCAGACAGCCAAACATTTATCTGGAGAAATTTGGGTTTCCGGCGATTGGGAAAATCAAGTTTCCCCGTTTTTGCGTGGTATGGAAATGCGAGAATTTAGATGGAACTCATGGTGGTGCATCGAAAATATTTTTGCTATGGAGGACTCGGAAAGCGTAAATATCAAG